AGTAGTACTGCTGCAGTATGTGCTGGAGGTAGAGCTTCTCCATCACCTGATGCAGTTGATTTAACAGAAGTTTGGAATGGTTCTGCGTGGACTGAAGTAAATGAAATGAATGCAACTAAGAAATATGGTGGTGCAACTGGAACAACTACTGCGGGTGCAATAGCTGGAGGAGGGGACTCTGGAGAAGGAGTACCTATAACTGCTCAAACTGAAGAATGGGATGGTACATCTTGGAGTGAAAAAGCGGATCTTAATTTAGGTAGAGATTATGCTGGAGGAACTGGAACACAAACTGAATTTTTATTTTATGGAGGAATTAATCCTCCTGCTGGTTCTTCAACAGCAGCAACTGAATTTTATAACGGAACAGCTTGGACAGAATTAAATGATATGTCTACAGGTAGAATGTATATGTATTCAGGTTCAGCAACTGGATCAGCTGAGGCTGGTTTAGCAGTAGGAGGAAATCCTTATTCAACGGCTACAGAAGAATTTACAGCACCAACAGATTTTACAAAACAAAATTTAGGACAAGTTTATTATAATTCTACATCAAACGCTTTTAAAGTTACTAAAACAGTTTTTGGTACAGGTGCTTTTTCTGCAGGTGGTGCTTTACCAACTGTCAAATCAGCACACGGATTTGCTGGTACACAGACTGCTGGTGTGGCATTTGCTGGAGCAACATCTCCAACTAATAAAGTAGCAACTTCATACGAGTATAATGGATCAGCATGGTCTGATGCTAATAGTGTTAATACAACAAGAGACCTTTGTGCAGGTGCTGGAACTCAAACTGCTGGAATACTTTTTGGAGGTACTTTACCTCCAGGTGGTCATAGCACAGCAACAGAACTTTATGATGGAACGAATTGGACTACATCACCTGGAACACTTAACCATGCAAGATCAAGAATTGGTCCATTAGGAACTCAAACTGCTGCTTTAGCAGTATCTGGAACACCTACATCACCAGTTGACAAAGCCGTTGAATCTTGGAATGGTTCATCGTGGACTGAAATAGCAGAAATTAATACATCACGAATAAATGGTGGTGCTGCAGGAATACAAACATCAGGTTTATTTTTTGGTGGTGAAGACCCACTTAGAGCTTTAACAGAAAAGTGGGATGGAACATCATGGACTGAAGTAGGTGACATGAATACTGCAAGACAAAGTTCTGGTATGGGAGCAGGTAATAGTAATACAAGTGCTATCGCTATAGGAGGAGAAGTATCTCCAGGATTTACTGCCAATGCAGAAACATATAATGGTTCAACTTGGACAGAGGTTGCAAATTTAGGTACAGCAAGAGGTTATCATGCTTGTGGAGGAGTAGAAACAACAGCTATAGCTACTGGTGGAAGAACACCTCCTTATGTAGCAAACACAGAAGAATGGACAGTACCAGCAACAACAACAAACACAACAATAACGGTAAGTTAATATGACGACAGTAAAAGATTTAAAAGGCACAACAATACAATTCAGAGATGAAGATCCGGTAGTGTACGTTGGAGCTTGGTCAAGTCAATCTGGAATGAATGAAGGTAGAAAAGGTCTATCTGGTTTTGGAACTTACACGGCAGCAATAGCAGCAACAGGAAATGATCCTTCAACAGTAAATAGTGTAGAGTCTTGGGACGGATCATCTTGGACTGAAGTTAACGAAGTTAATACAGCAAAATTTTATAGAGGCAATACTGGAACATCAACAGCTGGTTTATTAATTGGTGGTGCTCCTAGTACAACAGACACTGAAGAGTGGGATGGTTCATCTTGGACTGAAACAGCAGATTATCCCGCTGGTATTACTTTTCCTATAGTATTAGGAATTCAAACTGCAGCATTTTCCATTGGTGGCGCAACGGCTCCAGGACCATACACGAGTGCAACAAATACTTATAACGGATCAGCTTTTACTGGTTCTACTGCAATCAATACAGCAAGAGGAGAGGGAATAGGGTCAGGATCAACGACTGCAGCAGTAGTAGCAGGAGGAAATACTGGTAGTGCCTCTAATGCCACAGAACTTTGGAATGGTTCATCTTGGACTGAAGTAGCAGAATTAAACACAGCAAGAAATTTATTAGCAGGGTCAGGATCTTCAAGCACAAACAGTTTAGCTTTTGGTGGTCTCTCAACGGCTGTTACAAGCACGGAAAGTTGGAATGGAACAACGTGGACTGAAGTTGCAGATTTAGCAACAGGAAGACGAGAACTTGGTGGAAGCACAAATGGAAGCAATCAACAAGCTTTAGCTTTTTCGGGTTGTACATCTCCAGGTGCTGTACAAACTGCAACAGAACAATGGACTTTTCCATCAGTAACAGCATCAACTTTAAATGAAGGTGATATGTGGTTTAATTCTACTTCATCAGTTTTAAAAGGTTATGGATCAGGCGCAGCACCAACTGGTACTTTTGCTAGTGGAGGAAATTTAACTGTAGCTAAAAATGCTGCAGCAGGAGCAGGAACACAATCAGCTGGAATATTTATGGGTGGAAGACTTGGTCCACCTCCTAATGCAGCTGTAAATCAAACAGAATTATATAATGGTTCAACATGGACTGAAGTTAATAATTTAACTACGGCTAGATACGCATTAGGCGGAGCTAATGCAGGCTCTCAAACTGCAACACTTGCTTTTGGAGGATATGCAGATTCACCAGCAGGTAACAAAGCATTTACAGAATCTTGGGATGGAACTAATTGGACAGAAGTAAACGATTTAAATACAGCTGGATCAAATGGGGCAGGATTTGGAACTCAAACAGCAGCTATATTTGCCGGAGGAGATGACAGAACTTATAATAAAACAGAGTCTTGGGATGGAACTAACTGGACAGAAACAACTGACTTAAACACAGCTAGAGCACAAATGGCTGGATTTGGTATTTCAACAGCAGGATTAGTAGTTGGTGGAGATCTTTATCCAGTAACCTCTCCCACAAGACTGTCTGTTCAAACTGAACTATGGAACGGTAGTGCGTGGACAGAAGTAAATGATTTAAACACTGGTAGAAGAAGAATAGGTAACGGAGGATTTGGAACGCAAACAAGTGGTCTAACTGCTGGTGGTTATACAACTACATATGTAGCGAATACAGAATCTTGGAATGGAACAAGTTGGGCAGAGCAAACTGAAATACAAACTAAAGATAATACAACAGGAATAGGTGCTGGAGCACCTTCTGGACTTATTGCAGGAGGTGGAACGTCACCTGGTGCTATGTCAAACGCTACAGAAGAATGGACAGTGCCCGCAGCAGTAGTTACAGTAACAACTTCGTAGTTGACGTTTAACTAGAAAGAAGGTATATACAGATTAGAAATGAATAAAGGAGATAGCATGAACAAAGAAAAACGCAATATTGCGACTAAACTAGAAACCGAGTCTAAGTATTTAACTAATATATTAGATAAAGAAGACGTTAAAGATTTTAAAAAATTAATACCAGAACTCCAAGATACTTGGATGAAGAAACAAATGTTTCGTACAGAAACAGAAATGAGATTTTCTGTATTGTCTGATAATAAATATCCAACCAAAGCTGCTAAGTATTGGCAATCGGTAAGAGAACAGAACACTCACTTTGAGAACTTAGTTCATTTATCTTTTGATGCTAGGAAGAATGAAGTAGAAATTAAAAAATTAGAAAGAGAAATTAAAAAAATTAATGATCCATTAGACAAAGAAATGAAACAGATAGAACTAGAAGAAAAACTATATGGTAAAGCACAGATGGAATTAGTTGCTAAACATAGAATGAGAGAAGTTGCTACTTGGTCTAAACTTAAGAAAGAGTTTGACGATGGTAATTTTGACAAAAGAGATGTTAACTCACACCAAGCACATTCTTACTTGTTAAGATTACAACATCAAAAAAATACAATTACTCCAGGCACATCACAACCTGAAGTATTTAATGTATTAGGTCAGATTGATACTCTTGAAAGAGTAATTAGAGATAAAGAGTTAGCACCACCTGAAACAAGAAAGAAAATAAAAAAGTAATATGAAATTTGACTTTGTATATTTAGGTCAAACTGTTTTAAAGTACGAGGTACCATTAGAGATCTTTGTTGGTCTTAATGAAATCTATGAGAAACAAAAAAAACAGTTACCCTCAGCCACTAAACAACTTGTTGGCAAAATAGAAGATGAAGTATCTTTATATTATTCTGGTCCTAACAACGACAAGATGCACCAACATTGTTTCTTACCACAAGATATACTTAAATGGTTTGATTCTGTATTTAATCATTATCTTGCATGGAATAAAATAGGTGAGAATCAAAGATCTATTAATTCTATTTGGGTTAATGAAATGAAAGCTAATGAATATAATCCAGTGCATATCCATCAAGGTAAACTCTATACAGGTCTATCTTCTGTAATGTGTTTAAAGATGCCTAAGGATACAGGTATAGAATATTCAGCCCCTGATAAACCAATGAATGGTAGACTACAAATTATTGGATCTGCTAACGGACAATTTTCTAAAACAGACTATTCACCTAATATGAAGATAGGTGACTTTTATGTTTTTCCTTATGATATGAGGCACTGTGTATATCCATTTAACGGAACAAAAGAAAAAAGAAGAACTTTAGTTTGTAATGTTGATGTTGATTACAATCCAGTATCTTCAAGAACAGGATCAGGACAATTAGAATGATACCAAGAATGCCACGATGGCAATCTTATGTTGCCACAACTACACAACCTATCTTTACACCTGAACAATGTAAGATGATTATTGATGCAGGTCATCAATGTAAACCTGAAGAAGCAAAAGTTGGTGGTGGAGAAGAAGGTAAGTATGATACTAAGAAAAGAGTTACAACAATATCTTGGATACCTTTTGATAAATTACCACAGATGTACAAAGTGATTGAGAATCAATTATCTATTGTAAATTTAAATCATTTTGGTTTTGATGGTATGAGACTCACAGAACCTGCACAGTTTACTGTGTATCCTAAAAAAGGTTTCTATGATTGGCATATGGATCTAAATGCTTTTGGTCAGGACGGTCAGAATCCAATACGTAAAATATCTATGACATTGTTATTATCAGATCCATCAGAGTTTACAGGAGGTGAGCTCACATTTTCAGAGATGGGTGATAGCAAACCCCTGCCCTTGAAACAAGGACAAGCAATATTTTTTGGATCGTTCTTAAGACACAAAGTAGCTCCTGTAAAAAAGGGGGTCAGAAAATCATTAGTTATGTGGTTTGGAGGACCGCCGTTTAAATGAGTCAACTACAAAGAAAAATATTATTTCCTACCCCTGTTTATCTTAAAGAATTGCCTAACGCAAAAGAACTAAACAAATATTTATTAAAACATATTAAAGCTTGGAAGAAAGCTGATCCTAAAGGAGAGAGTAAAACAAACTCTGGGTTTGGTTGGCATAGCAAAACTGATATGAATGAAAGAGAAGAATTTAAACCCTTAACAAAAGAACTATTTGCTATGGCAGAAGAGTGCAACAGAGACTATGGTGTGCAACCTAAGCTAGGACTAGGTAACATGTGGGCAAATGTTAGCCCTACATACTCATATAACAAAACACATACACATCCTAACTCCTTGTGGTCAGGTGTATATTATATTAAAGTGCCAAAAAATTCTGGAAAAATTTTTTTAGAAGACCCTCGACCAGGGCCTAATACATACATGCCTAGAAGATTAGATAACCTACCAGAACAATTGTGGAGAGTATGTGCTTATGAACCTAAAGAAGGCAGAATGATTTTTTTTCCATCATGGTTACCGCACGGTGTGGATATAAACATGAACACAGAAAAAGGAGAAAAGAACTGGCGTATATCTGTGTCTTTTAATTTTATACAAATATGAGTTTTAAGAAAAATAAATACCAAGTCATTAGAGGTGCTATATCTAAAGATGTAGCAGACATGGCTTATAGGTATTTACAAGTATCTGCTGAGGCTGATAATTGGATGATAAATAACTACGTTACCCACTCAGGTAATCCCTTAATAGGTAATTTTCATGATAGGCAAGTACCAGGATCCTATGCTAAATACGCAGACAGACTTATGGAAACATTACTAGTTAAAACTATAGATGTTATGCAAAAGAAAACAAATCTTAAGTTGGTACCTACTTATTCTTACACAAGACTTTATAGAACAGGCAATATTTTAAACAGACATAAAGATAGACCTAGTTGTGAGATATCAACAACACTATGTTTAGGTGGTGATCATTGGCCTATCTATTTAGATCCTACAGGAGAGAATACAGTTATAGATGAATACAAAGGTATTATAAAACCTGGTGCACCCGTGGGTGTAGAAGTTAATCTAAAACCCGGTGATATGCTTATTTATTCTGGTTGTGAATTAGAGCACTGGCGTAAGCCTTTTGAAGGCAAACTGTGCGGACAAGTATTTTTACACTATAATCACGCTGACGGACCATTTGCA